CGCGCCGGCGGCGAAGGCGGCGGCCTAGGCTCGCGCCCCTAGACGTGCTAGGGGCCGAGCAAGATGGCAAACGGCCCCGGCCCCGGCCCCGGCAACGGCAACGGCAACGGGACGCCGGTCCCGCCGACGACGCTCCCGGGCTCGATCTTCGCCCTCTTCCCGCCCGAGCTCGCCCAATTCTTGACGATCGCCGCCTCGGGCGTCGTCGAGGTCGCTTACGCCGACCGCCGGATCCGCTACGCCTCGCTCGCGGACTTTCTCAAGGCATGGCCGCTCCTCTCGGCGATCGCCGGCGTCGGCGGGCCGCGCCGCTCGTTCGCCTGTTTCTCGAAGGGGCTCGATACGGGATACGGCGGGATCGAGCATCAAGAGATCCGCGACGTCCTGTTTTCGCGGGAGGTCCCGGCGAGCCCGCTCCGGACACAAGACGTCGATTGGGAGCGCGCCCGTTGACGCTCGCCGTCGGCGTCGTCGTCGGGCTCGTCCTCGGCTTCGTCCTCGGCCGTTACCTACACTGGCGCGGCGAGCCGATACGGCCGCCGGCGGACTGACATGGCGAGGCGTGAGCTCGGCCGGGCGGTCTGGCGGACGGTCCGCGATCTCGGCCGCGTCGTCGCCGCGACGCTGCGCCTCGAGCTCCTCCTCTGGCGTATCCGGCTCGTCCGCTGGCTCACATGAGCTCGCGCCTCGATCGCTTGATCGCATGGGCCGCGCCGAGCCGCGCGCTCCGGCGCGCTCGCGCTCGGGCCGCCCTCGAGGTCGTCCGGGCCTACGAGAGCGCGGCGGTCTCGCGGCGGACGGAGGGCTGGCGCGTTACGGCCGGCTCGAGCGCCGCAACCGAGCTCGCCGGCGCGCTCTCGACGCTCCGGGACCGGAGCCGGGATCACGTCCGGAATAACCCGTATGGCCGCCGGGCCGTCCGGGCGATGGCGTCGGCGCTCTGCGGCTACGGGATCACCGGGACGATTCTCGGGCCGAACAAGCGCGTCGTTACGCGGCTGCAAGAGCGCTGGCGGGCATGGGCCGAGGCGCCGACGTGCGACGTCCGGGGCCGGCAGACCTTCGGCGGCCTGCAGCGTCTCGTCGCGCGGACCTTCTGCGAGTCCGGCGAGGCGATCGCCCGCCGGGTCTGGGATCCCGACGTCCCGAGCGGCTTCCGGATCCAGGTCCTCGAGGGCGATTACCTCGACGCCTTCTCGAGCCTCTATCCTCGCGTCCTCGAGAACGGGCACCGGCTTATGAGCGGGATCGAGTACGACCCGACGGACCGGCCCGTCGCCTACTACCTCCTCCCCTACCATCCCGGCGACGCGGCGGTCTGGACGGCGGCCTATCAACGGCCGATCCGCGTCGACGCGGCGGACGTCGCGCATCTCTACGACGAGGAGCGCGCCGGCCAGAATCGCGGCGCGCCGCTCCTCTCGGCGACGATGATCTCGCTTCGGGACCTCGACGAGCTCCGGGACACGTATCAGGTTCGCCAGAAGATCGCGGCTTGCTTCGCCGCCTTCTACAATACGCCCGACGGCGCAGTCCGCTCGCGGACGGACCCGCTGTGCGATCACGTCGAGCCCGGCATGATCGAGGAGCTCCCGCCGGGCTACGAGGTCAGCTTCGCGCAGCCGCCCGGCGTCGAGGGCTATCCGGACGTGATGCGCCTCGGTCTCCAGGCCGTCGCCGCCGGGACCGGCGTCCCCTACGAGGAGCTCTCGGGCGATTACTCGCAATTCAACTTCTCCTCGGGCCGTATGTCGCGCGGCTCCTGGTACGCCGCGATCGAGGAGCTCCAATGGCTCGTTTTGATCCCGGGTTTCCTAGACCGGGTCTGGGGCTGGTTCCTCGAGGCGTCGCGGATCGCCGGGATCGCGACGAATGGCTGCACGATGGAATGGACGACGCCGCGCCGCCCGCTCGTCGATCCGAATCGGGAGATCAGTCCGTTTATCGATGCGACTCGGGCGACGCTCCTCTCCCCGCAGGAATCGATCCGAGAGCTCGGGTACGATCCCGAGACGGTCCTCGACGAGTGGGCCGCGTTTATCAAGGCGCTCGACGCCCGGGAGATCATCTCGGATATCGACCCGCGCAAGACGACCCGGCGCGGCGCGACGGCGTCGAAAGGCTTCGGGACCGTCGGCGCGCCGCCGGGCTCCGAGCGTTACGCCGGCCGGCGTCCGCCGCCCTCGAGCTCGGGCAACGGGAACGGCGCGCATCCGCCGGCCGACGACTAGGATCCGCTTCGACCTCGGAATCCTGCTCACGATCGCCGACCTCGAGGGGCGTTACTGGCTCGTCCTCCGGAGCCCGCCCGTCGGGCCGCCGGCGCCGGCCGAGGGCGCGCTCCTAGCGACGGTGCCGCTCCAGCCAGGCGCGGACGTCGACAATCCGGAGCCGGGCCTGACGACTGAATACGTAGACGGGAAGCTCGCCCGTTGCGATCGCGGCGCGGACCGTCCGCTCCCCTAGGCCGAGGTCCCGGGCCGCCTTCGTTACGCCGGTAAATCGATCACGGGCGAGCGCCTCGAGGCGTCCCGGCGGCGGTTTCCGTCCAGCACCATCCGGCACCATCGAGCACCATCTAGCACCGTCGGGCGGCGGTTGTCATCGGGGGGAGGGTAATTCGCCTGTAATCTCGCGGCGCTACCTTGTCGCGGGCTAGATCGTCGCGCTAGCCAGCGAGCTAGGTGCGTACCGCCGTCCCGCTCCCCGGCTTCCAGCGCGTCGCGACGCTCGTCCCGGCGTCGTTCGATCCGGCCGGCCGGACGGTCGACGTCGTTTGGACGACCGGGGCGACGGTCAAGCGGCTCGGTTTCTGGGACGATCAGCCCTGGCTCGAGGAGCTCTCGCTCGCCGACGGCGCCGTCGATCTCTCGCGGCTCAACGCCGGCGCGGCCGTCCTCGATTCGCATAACGGCTTTCTCGGCGTCCGCGCCATTCTCGGAGCGATCGAGCCCGGGAGCGCCCGGATCGCGGACGGCGTCGGCGTCGCCCGGCTCCGCTTCTCGCAACGCGCCGAGGTCGCCGACCTCGTCGAGGATATCAAGGCCGGGATCATTCGGTCGCTCTCCTGCGGCTACCAGATCGAGGAGCTCACCGAGGTCCGGGCCGCCAATCGCAAGACCGGCGAGCTCGCGCTCTTCCGCGCCGATCACTGGACGCCAAACGAGCTCTCGTTTGTCGCCGTCGGCGCCGATCCCGGCGCGCAGATCCGCGCCGCCGCCGAGGCGCCGACGTTCCGTTGCTTCGTAACGAGGAGGGGACTCCCCATGCCGACAGACGATCAAGATCTCGAGACGCTCCCGGCCGTCGCGCAGACGCGCGCCGTCGAGCGGCCGGGACCGCCCGAGCCGCCGAAGCCTCCCGAGCCCGACAAGAAAGAGGACGAGGAGGAGAACGGCGAGGACGAGACCGAGCCGACGACGGCTCGCGCGCTCCGGGCCGAGCGGAAACGCGTCGCCGAGATCCGGGAGGCGGTCCGCTCCGGCGGGCTCCCGGAATCCTTCGCCGATCCCTACATCGAACGCGGGACGCCGATCGGCGACGTCGCCCGCGCCATCTTGCGGGAGCGCGCCGCCGCGCAGCCGCCGATCTCCCGGAGCGTCCTCGAGGTCCGGACGGACGGATTCACCCGGCTCCGGGAGGGCATGTTGCACGCGCTCTTGCGCCGCGTTGCGCCGGACCGGCTCGCCGAGCTCACGGCGAAACTCCCCGAGCCGCGTCAACGCGAGCTCGCCGAATACGCCGACGACTGGAAGGGCCGGAGCGTCCTCGAGCTCGGCCGCGCGTGCCTCGAGGCGCGCGGCTTCCGACTCCGGGGCGTCTCGCGGATGGAGCTCGCGGCCTACGCGCTCGGGATGGCGAGCCCGCCCGGGACACTGAACATGCTCCGAGAGGGGCCGCACGGTTTCATTACGACCTCGGATTTTCCGACGCTCCTCGCCGAGCTCGGCCGCGCGCAGCTAACCGCCGGCTACGCCGCCGCGCCGAGGACCTTCCCCCCTTGGTGCCGTCAGGGGACGCTCCCCGACTTCCGGCCGGTCCGCAAGATCTCCGTCGGGCTCGGGCCGAAATTGCTCGAGGTCCCCGAGCACTCGGAATACAAGCGCGGCATGCTGCAGGCCGCGCTCGCGGTCGCGCAGCTAGCCAAGTACGGCCGGATTCTCGCCTTCACCCGGGAGGCGATGATTAACGACGACCTCGATCTCTTCGGCCGGATTCCGACGTTCTTCGGGAACGCCGCCGCTGCGATGGAAGGCGACATCGTCTACGGCATCCTGACGGGCAACCCGCCGATGGCGG